GCGGCATCGATCGCCCAGGTCTTGACCCTGTTGATGTCGAAAGCCTTGTTGAACGCCGCCTCGATGCCCGCCGCGCCGTCGCTCGCCGCCTTGTCCCAATTTTTACTCTCGCTCTGAATCGCGTCCGTGGTTTCGGACAGCGTCCTCTTTATACCGGCATTGTCGCCCTCAATCTCGAAAACGACCTGTCCGTCAGCCATGATTCCCACCACCTTTTTCAGCCCAGGCCACCAGCCCGGCGAACAGCGCCTTCACGCCCTGCTCGTAGGCCCTCGCCCGTTCGTTGTCGTCCATCTCCAGCGCCACGGCGGCCTTGGCCCGCGCCAGCGCCTCCCGTTCCTGCTGGTTGTATTTCGTCGGCGAGGGCATGGGCCGCGCCCGTATGCCCAGCACGTCGCTGTAGCGGCTGCCCTCCGGCAATGCCGACAGCAGCGCGGAGAACTCCAGCCAGTGCAGCCGGTCCCGGTACAGGTCTATCCCGTAGGCCTGTCGAAAAGCCGCCCGAATCAGGTCCGCGTCCTGTTCAAAGGACGTGATGCGCTTCCCGTCGTCCGCGCCCCTGCGCGCCGGGAACAGCAGCGCGCGCACCGCCTCCAGCAGCGGCCCCGGATGCCTCGGCGGTCTGCGCATGACGCAGCGCAAGGCCAGCCAGTCCCGTGCCGCAGGAAGCAGGTCGTCCCGGCCCATGACCTCCATCATTCGCAGGACGTTGCGAAAATCCAGATTCAATCTATACCGATGCCCCCCGGCCTCCACGCGGTCGGGGAGACGTTCGTACAGCTTCATCGAAGCCCATCACCACCCCAGCAGCCGCCTGCGAATCCGCGCCCACAGGGACCGCCCGCCGCGCTTTTGCGCCTGCTCGATCTTCCCCGCAAGATGCTCGGAAAAGTAACGCCCGCAGATCCTGATGATGCTCCCCGGGTCGCCGTCGTAGAACTCCGACAGCCTCCCGGCCTGCTCCCCGCCGAAGATGACCCCGGCGAAGAACATTGCGACCTCCTTCTGCTCGTCCTCGGTGCTGTCGTCCGTCAGGGCGCGCATCCGCCGCTGGGCCTCGTTCAGCCCGGACACCATCCGCATGGCGTCCGCGTCCACCCGCAGCTCCAGCGCTTCGTCGCCCGCCACCACGCGCACCCGGTCCCGCACCCGTTGGCTGTCGTTCAGTGTGTACATGTTATCCTCCTATGAAAAAAGCCGGGGAAGATGATCTCCCCCGGCTTGTCGGTCAGGTCGCGTCCGTGACAGTCGGCTCGCCGTTCAGGTACAGCGTGCAACCGAAGCTGTTCACGTCCAGCGTCTGGCCGCCGAAACTGGTCACACTGCCGATAGTCGCGTCGCAGATGATCTGCTTGCCCTCGGCGACGATCTTGACGCTGGTGTTGCGGTCAGTGCCCAGCGCGAACTGCTTGCCCGCGATGTAGTCCTGGGCCGCGTCGCCAACGATGCGCCTGCCGGTGACCTCGATCTGCGGGGCCGCGCCGGTGACCTCGTTGTGGGCGAAGCCTTCGCCACAGATAAAAAAATACTGCTGATTTTGTTCGTTGGGCGTGAAGGTCATGCCCTCGATGCCCTTGCACAGCTTGGCATAGGTCCAGGTCCCGGCTGCGCCGCCAGAGCCCGGCGTGTATTCAGTGCCAACATACAGCTCATTCGCCCATACGGGGTTGAACGCCATGTCTAATCACCCCTCTGATAAAATTTGACCGACAGCGCGCTCGCCATCAGCCAGTCGTTGTTGTCCTCCCTGCCCACGATCTGCGGCAGGGTATAGTTCGTGATGTCCACGATCTGCCACCTGACCCCGGACGGGTAAACCGTCGCGCGGGTCAGCCGGGAGTGGATCGTGTTCATCGCGTCGGAGAGCGTCTGGAGGTTCGGGTGTTTCCCGTTCAGGGTCACATCCAACGGGATATAGCTGTTTTTGTCCAGATAGACCTCGCTGGGCGTGCTCGGCCCGACCTCGCAGACCAAACCCTCATGCGTCGGCAGCGCGCCGCGCGTCACGGTGGCGAACGGTCCCGTGTCGTTCATCAGGCCGATGACGGCCTCCACGACCTCGTTTATCACGCTCATAGGTTGTCCTCCAGAAGCCCCTTCGCCTGTTGCGTCCACTTGGCGAGAAACCGCTGCTTTGCGTACTCACACCAGCGCCATTTCTTGCCGTTGTAGGCGGTCCGAATTTCCCAATACTGCCGCCGGGCATAGGGAGTTTGCCAGATCAGCTTGCCCTCCGTGGGGCGGGAGTGGGTGAGGCTGGACGCGATCAGCGCCCCGGTATCCTCCTTGCAGAACTGGTTACAGTCGTTCAGGATTTCCTCCGACAGTTGCGGCAGCGCGGCCTTGAATGCGCCCATGACGCGCGCCTCGACGGCGTGTTTTTGTATGTTGATCTTGACCGGCATACCCTCACCGCCTCAGTACATCGAGATTTCCCAGTGGTGCAGCCGGTCGGTGTCGTCGCGCAGCCCGTCCGCCGCCGCCACCGTGTAGGTGACGCCCCGGATGGTCACGCGCATGTCGCCGCCGCAGTGGTGCGCCTGCTCCAGCAGCGCCCGCCAGTCCAGCGCGGGCGAGCTGATGCGCGCGTCCACGAACAGCACGGTGGTCAGCTGCTGGTCGGTATTGGTCACGGTCTTGACGATCTTCTCGGTTGGCTGGATGTGTACCCGTTTCACGGTGTAGGTGTCATAGGTCTGGTTCTGGTACATATCAACCTCGCGGCAGACCTCCACCGTTGCGGTGCTGCGCAGTATGCGCGGGGGGATGGGCCTGAGCATTACAGCCACCACCCATCTACCTCGGCATACAGCGGGCCGACGGGCACGGCGGGATTGAGCAGCCCGGTCTGTTCGAGGTACATCTGTACCATCGGGGCCACGTTGCCCGCCATGCCGCCGGAGGCCGCCGCGCCGGTCCTGCCGTGCACGCTCACCTTGCCAACGGTAAAGCCGTTGTCGGCCCCGGCGGCGAGCGTCACGCTGTCCAGGCCGTTCACGGCAAAGAAGTCCACCTGCGCGCACACGGCCTTCTTATAAAGGGTCTGTATGTGCGCGGGGTATTGGTCGATGTTGTCCTCGGTCACACGCCAGCGCGTCATCGCACCCACGACGTCAGCAGCGCGGGCGCACAGCGCCGGGAAGGAGGCCTCGTCGGCCTCCGTTCCCATGTAGACCGTGTAGTAAAACGTGTAGTCTACCATCGCGCCCATGTGCTCACCTCATCAGGTGGCAGCAGCCGCGTTGACGATGATGCCGCCCACGCGGTTGTTCAGCTTGAACGCGCCGTAGTAGTAGCGCTCGTAGTACAGGTACTTGCCCTTGCTCTGCGCGGTGGGCGCGGACATCATGGAAGTCTCGTACTTCACAGGCGCGGCCACGGCTTCGGGGTCAACCAAGATCATGTTGATCTGCCTCGCGCCGGAGGCGGCGGTCCAGCCCTCGGTGAACACGTAGCTGGACTTCATCAGGTCGGCGGGCACCTCGCGGATGTTCACGCCGTCCAGACGCGCCACGTTGCGGTCAACGCCCTGAATGCCGTTGCCCACGTCCAGGAAGCGGGTGATGCCTGCGGCCTCCTTCAGCAGCTTGTAGGTGCCGGGGGTCATGTAGGCCCATACGCGGTCGCGGTTCACGCGGGCGTTGGTCAGGGCCTCCAGATAGCCGTCCCAGGTGGTCAGGATGTTCGCGGCGGTCAGGGCGGTGGTATCGGGGGTCACGAAGCTGAACAGCTTGGCGGCCAGATAGGCGTCCATCTCCGGGATCTTCTGCTGCTCCACGAAAGTGCGGGTGATGTTGGCGATGGTGGCGACCATGTTGGTCTCGTCGATGTCCATCGGGTCAACCAGGGTGTCCCACTCGCGGTCCATGTCCAGCGTCACGGCCTGCAGGGCGTTGTTCCAGTTGCGGTTGAAGGTGCCGGTGATCTGGTCACGGTTCACCGCCCGCGCGCCGGAGGTCTCCAAGCTGGGGATGTACATGGTCTTGCCCATGCCGGGCTTGTAGAGGTCGGAATTGTTAGCCGCCCAAATCTCAGCAAAATAGCTGAGATAGGGATAGGCGTTCGCCAGCGCGCGGCTATAATCAGCCGCATAGTTCACGTTCGCCTGTACAAAAGCCATTGTTTAGTCTCCTTTCTTTTGGGGCACAAAGCCCCACGCCTTAG